CGCAACTTCATTATGGCAAACACTTTCCGAGACCTTTTCTACCACGGTAGAAGCTTCTGGGCCATTACCTCACGCTACTCAACAGGCCTGCCCGCTTCTTTCACATGGTTACCCGCCGGCGACATTTCAACAACCGATCAAGCTGGCCCATTATGGTTCGGGCCTTCAAACGCAATCTATTTCAACGGTCAACTTTTGGAAACCGCAAACGTCGTTCAGTTTCTTTCACCGATACCAGGCCTGCTGTACCAGGGCGCGCGCGCTTTATCAATCGCATTGCGTTTAGACCAAAGTGCAGAGCGCTTCGCAAACAATGAAATCAGCGCCGGCTATTTGCAACAAAAAGGCGGCGAACCAATGAGCGCTGAAGACCTAGGCGAACTTGCTGGCGCCTGGGCAAGCGCTCGACGCGAAAACGCAATCGGCGCGCTGAATGAATTTGTTGAATGGCACGAATTTCAAAGCGACCCATCAAAACTGCAGCTCGTTGAAGCCCGCGAATACAGCGCCCTAGAACTTGCGCGCGTCGCCAACATTCCGCCATACATGGTCGGCATCGGCACAACCGGCATGACATACAACAACGCGCAACAAGCTCGACAAGACCTTTACCTGTTCGGCGCTAAACCTTTCATGGATTGCATTGAAGAAACCCTGTCTATGAACAACGTTTTGCCGCGCGGAAAACATTTGCGTTTTGATGTCAAATCTTATTTGTCCGACGCATCAATTATGCCCGACATACAAAACGAGCCAGCAGCGCCCAGCGCGCCCGTCCCACAAAGCGAGAACGTATGATCCAACTCAAAGCCCAATTCGTCACCATCGATGCAGCCGAAGGCGAAGGCGAAACACCAAAACGATCCATCACCGGTCTTGCTGTCCCCTGGAATGTCGAAGCGACCGTCTCTGGCGGTCAGGTTGTCAAATTTTTGCCAGGCTCACTCAAAGAAGACGGCCCTGCACCAAAACTTTTGGAAGAACATGCTGGCCTACCGATCGGCATTGTCTCTGAACGCGTCGCCACAGATGAAGGCATGATGTTCACCGCAAAAATAGCGCCGACAACACGCGGCAACGACGCAATGGCACTACTCACCATGTCGGCTATCGATTCCGTTTCCGTCGGTGCAATACCAACAAAATTTAAGTACGACAAAAACGGCGTCATGATCGTGTCGGCTGCCGACTTTGTAGAACTATCACTTGTCACTTCGCCAGCATTTGCTGACGCAAAAATCTATGACGTTGCAGCTGCATCGCAACGAACACAAGACGGCGTATGGGTAGAAACACCCGACGCTGAAGAAGATCCCGCAACAACACAACCAGAAGAAAAGGAAACTGAAATGTCAGAAGAAATCACGGTTGTTGAAGCAACCATTCCCACCCCCCTATTCGCAAGCGCAAGAAAAGAACCGCGCATTCCTAACTCATGGGAATACATGGCTGCCTACCACAAAGGCGGCGACGCCTGGGTGAACGCTCAAAGAGTGTTCAAGGACTACAGCGACTTTCATGCAGACCCGATCAAAGCTGCTGCTGGCGACGAATTCTTGACCAGCGTTCCAGGTCTTTTGACTCAAGTAACGATGGGCCCAGTTTTCCAAGACATCAACTTCATGCGCCCTGTCGTCTCGGCACTCGGCGCTCGACAGATGCCACAAACACCATCATCAACTTTTAACCGTCCAACAATCACCACCCACCAGGCAACAGCCACAGCACAAACCGAAGGTGCCGCTGTAGCAACAACCACCGGCGTGATTGCAAACAACACGGTCACAAAAAAGACGTTCGCGAACAGCGCCAACATCTCATATCAGACATTGGATTTCACCGATCCTGCAGCTCTCCAAATCGTCATCAACGATTTGATCGGCGGCTACATGGTCGGCACCGACAACGAGGCAGCAGACAACTTGCTGACAGCAGCCACATCGGCTGGCGTTTGGGACTTGACCGCTGTTGACTTGTACAAGTCAATCTACGATGCTGCAGTTGTAACGCTTGCTGCAACAAACATGTTGCCCACCCACATGTTTGTTGACCCAGCCACCTATTCGCTCGTCATGCAACTTGCAGACACCACGACCCGACCATTGTTCGGCAATCTTGGCGGCGGTTTGTCCGGCCAAAACGCAATCGGTGTCGGCAATGCAACGTCAGCATCAGTTGACGGACGCAACGATCAAGGGCCACTTGGCTTGAAACTCGTTGTTGACAACAACTTCGCCGCAAAAACAATGGTGATCATGAAAGACATCGGCTTCGAAATCTTCGAGGATTGGCGCGGAATTCTTTCACTTGACCAACCAACAACATTGACAAGGGCTGTGTCCACGCACGGGTACTTCTGTACCTTCAAAGCCAACGGTTCAATGATCCAAAAAATCACCCAGGCTTAGCTGACGGGGATCTTGCAAAATGGCCGCGTTCACTCTCACGCACACGCAACGTCTAGACAACGTGGCTATTTTGCAAACCCTAGAATCAACCGACATCGCAATCGGGCAAACCATTGTTGTCAGCAGCAACGCCGGCTACGCGGGCACATACATTGTTCAAGACGTACCGATTTTCTATTTTGTTGGCGTTGACCAATACGGCGATTACGAATTCAACCCTGACATCATCATTGAAAACCAGCTGCTCGTTTTGCAGGCAGGCGCTGACACCGCGCGCGCAACCGCTACCGGCGTAGTGACTTGGACACAGACCTGCTCTTGGATCACTTCGCAAAATGTCCTAGACGTCTTGGGCATCAGCCCAGCGTCGGCCAATGACACCACCTTCGTTGCCACCTGCACGGGAGCGGCTAACGCTTGGGCGTTTCGAAAGAGGGTCGAGGCGGGATACCACGATTCTCTTTCAACGTCCCCAACATCTGCAGCAACTCTGGGAACAACTTTTTTTGCAATGTCGTTATACAGGCAGCGCGGAAGTGTCGATTCCTTTGCGTCTTTTGAATCAATGTCATCAGGCGCGCCGACTGCTTCTATGGGCGAAATTATGCGCCTGCTGGGCATCAACCGAAGTCAGGTTGCATGAGTGCCACAGGAGTGTTTGCAGAGGCACAGGCGGCACTAGCGACCCGTCTGGACGCACTAGGGATTGTCAACACCGCTGACCCACGAAACGCGCGCCCCATGTCGGTTCTTATAGAGCCCCCATCGTTCACCGCGTTCACATACAACGTCCTGAAAATGACGTTCACTCTTCGCGTCTTGGCCGCCCCCCCAGGTAACCAAGACGCGATCGATTACCTCTACACCACCATTGACACGATCATCAATACCACCACCATTGACGTCATCGATGGGCGACCTTCAATGACAACTATCGGCGGGCAAGACATTCCTTCATACGACCTAACCGTTGCTGTAGCAACACAAAGAACATAGGAGAAACCACATGGCAACGACCACCTTTCTAGGGAACGCAACAATCAACATCACGCCCACCGGCGGCAGCGCTGTCGACGTCTCAGACCAATGCACAAAATGTGAAGTGATGGTCGGCTTCGACTATCTGGTAGCAACCGCAATGGGCGACACCGGACATCAAGCAGCCCAGGGCTTACAGAGTGTCTCAGTCAACATGGATTTGTTCCTGTCCTATGGCGCCACAGAAATTGAAGCATTGCTGGCCGCTATCCAAACCGCTGGCAGCTGCACAATTGTGGTGTCACCATCAGGCGCCGTTGAAAGTGCCAGCAACCCAGAGTTCACGATCACAAAAGCAACCACAGAATCCAACATGGCCATCATGTCAACCGTCGGCGAATTGGCTGTCGCCTCGCTGTCGTTCACTAACGGCACCTGGGTACGCGACATCACCTAATCCAAACCTTTAACCGTGCGAAGGAACCAATGCAACTATCAATCAAAGTCAACACAGGCGAAGAAGATTTTGTTGTCACAACAAACCTTTTTCATATCGTGCTACTTGAACGCAAATACAAAACAAAAGCATCAGATCTCGGGTCGGGCGTCTCCATTGAGCAGCTCGGATTCCTAGCGCATGAAGCAGCAAAAACTGGCGGGTTCGCCCCCCCACTACAACTAGACGACTTCCTCAAGAAATTGATCACGCTAGAAGTTTTGGAGAACGCGCCAACAAACCCCACCAACGGGGATCAGTAAGCCGATCACTCGCCGAAATACTTGTCGAGACCGGCTACTGGCCCCCATTTGATTTCACACTCCAAGACCTGAACACCGTAATTGATGTTCTAAACAAACAGAGAAAGGCCCAGCAATGACGGTTGAAGCAAGAACCGAATTTGTTGGCCTGCAAGACGCAATCAAATCATTAAAGAAAATCAACCCTGAATTTCGCAAAGAGTTTGACCGCAACGCTAAAGACATTGTGAAACCTCTCATTGATGAGGCGCGTTCCAAATATCCTGCAATGCCACTATCGGGCATGAAGTACGGCTGGACTCAGCGCGGGCGCAGCGTGTTCCCCTGGACTATCAGCAAAGTTAAATCAGGCGTCAAATTCAAGACCTCGACACGGCGTAACACTTCATCGGTTTTGTATGTCACCCAAATGGAACCAGCCGGTGCAATCTTTGAAATCGCAGGGCAAGCAAACCCAAATGGCACATTCAACAAAAACTTACGCAGTAAAGCCGACCGCGTTCTATGGCCAACCTTTGAAAGACGTAAAGGCGAAATTGAACGCGGCCTTTCCGAACTCGTAAAAGACGCCATGCAAACCGTTGAAAAGGAACTCCGCTAATGGCAATAACCATTCCGATCATCACCGAATTTGCTGGCGCCGGCATTGACAAAGCAATTAAACAATTCAAGCAGCTAGAAACCAACGGCGAGAAAGCATCGTTTGCAATCAAGAAGGCTGCTGTTC